GAGGTGCTGGTGGGAGAGAGATTATCACCGTCTAGGCCCCTCCGCAATGTCCATACGGATGGTCCCTAAGGACCAGAAAATATCTTGGTTTGCTTCGATCCGCATCCGCACGTCACGGCTCGAAATGCGCGTGTCTACATAGCCATCGGCACGGACGGTGTAGGGACCATACGTGCGCTCTGCACCTTCCGGCGTCTGCTTTCCGTAGAAGCGGAAGCGCATGGAGTTCGTGCCTTCGGCGTTCGCGGGCATGAGTTGCGTGATTTCAATACCCCGGTCAGACGGCGGACCCAACCCCAGTTGCGCCGTTTCTGCCCAAACTTGTCCAACGCGGGTTAGGCCCGCGTCCAACCAGCCATATTCGTGGTCGTAAATGTTGTTGTCTTGGCCAGCCATGAGCGGACGGACGCGCTCGGAAGCGGGCGACATGGCCGTGCGGGCGAGGTAGCCGAACGACCACCAGTTCTCGGAATAGTTCCAGATGACATAGCGGTCACATTCGTTGCTGTTCTCGGACGGGTGGAAGAACCACACTTCAGAGAAAGCACCGTTCCACGCACCAAAGCACCGCAGGCGGGCCGCGTTGATATTGATGTCGTTCGTGATCCAATCGAAGACCGTGCAGGGCACGTTGACGATTGTGCCGCCTTCGAAGATGCGGAAGCCCGTTTCGGAATACCAGACGCACTTGCCTTCGAAGGTCGCCGTCGCCATGGGGGAGACGAGCTTTGTTTCACCCAAGCGTTCGACCGTGAAGATGTACGGCAGACTGGCGTAGCGGACGAGGAAGACTTCCGTGTCGGAGAACACCAATGCGCCTTCGCGCACGGGCACGATAGTCCGCAGCGGGGAGGTCGCTTCCACGTCGATGTAGCCAGCAGTGTTCGTCGTGCTGGCATAGTTCCAGTCCGTGTAGTCTTCGCGCGAACACCATGCGATGCGGCGGGGATTGTTGTCCGCGCCGATTGCGAGAACGTGCCGTTCCGGCGTGGTCTGGATTGCAACTGCGTTAGCGATGACATTTGTGAGTGTGGCAGTGCCAGCCGTGGCAGTCGTGCTGATGTTCGGAGTGCCACCTTGGTGGTAGGTGAAAGTCGTGGACGTTGGTGTGGCGAGGATGGTGAACGTGCCGTTGTAGACCCCACCGTTCGGCGTGGTGCCCGCTACGACGATGGTCCGCCCCGCAGTGAAATCATGCGGAGTTGCAGTCGTGATCGTGGTCGTACCGCCGCTGTGCCGCACGAAGGAGATATTGCGCTTGCCTACCTGCACCACGTCCGTCGTAGGTAGTTGCACGTCATAATAGAGGAAGCGACCATCCGAGTTTGCCATGCAAAGCACGTCTTCACCCCAGTTGGTGAAGGACCACATGCCCGCAACAGGTTGCCAGACTAGAGATGGCGTGGAACGCGCATTGCCGTAGTCTTCTTCGTTGTAATCATTTACGCCGTAGCCTACGCCACCTGCGTCGGAAAGCGGCGCGAGGTTGGGCGGCGATACATCGTAATATGTCCCGTCTACCAGTGCCTCAAGCGCATCGTCTTCGCCGACGAGCAATCGCTCAATATTTTCGTTATCGCGCCACACGTGGAGCGCACGAATGGTCGAAGCACGTGGCGCAGACGAAATACGTTGCCACCCACCAACCGGCTCCAGCACACCCTGCCGCCAGCGGATCAAATTCACGTCCCACCAGCGGTCTGGCGTTTCGTAAGGTGTAGCGCCACGCACTACACCGGGAGGGAGCTTGACGGGAAACAGGGCCATTTATGCCTCGTTCGTTGAAACAGGACCGCTGGCGGAACGCCACACCGGCTTGCCGAACCACGGTTTGCTTTGCCCAGCGGGCCAACGCCGTCCAATGCAGCGCGATTTTGCGATGCGCGTGACATTTACGGCGTTCGCTTGGTTTCCACCTAGCACATGATAGTGGTGTTCGTCTTCCGCCGTGTAAAAACCAACGTGCCCGCCACCGTTGCGCGAGAAGACAAGCACCGTACCGGGGATGGCCGGATCGCAGGCATCGCCCCATGTGGCGTAGGCTTTTGCTGCGAGGACATCTTTCGGCGGCTCAATCTTATTCACCTGCAAGCAGTAGCCAACGTACAAACCGCACCACGGAATGTCGTCGTCTGCATAGAACTCCTTGACCCACGGAGATAAAGCCGCAGCCCAGCCGAGGATGACTGGGTTGCTGCTTTTACCTGCAATTTCCTGCGTGCCAATCAGGCGGCGCGCAGTTGTGAGCCAAGACGGTTCAGTGAACATTTTAGCTCTTCATAATGAAGCAGAGCGCGTAGTATGGAGGACGGTTTTCGTGCGCTGTGCCCGAACCCGCTGCGCCCGTTGTGCCGGAAACGGAGTGGGTGTGGTCGCCAACTGCGTTGATAGAAAGATTGTGAGCGTGCGCCCCGTCAGTCCAGTTGAAACCGGCGAAATTACCCACGACCTGTCTACCAGCCGCAACCGGCGAAGCATTGAAAGTGTCGGGATAGCCAGACGAATTTAGGCCGTGGTTATGCGCGCCCGCACTATCGGTAGAACCGCTGTGCGAGTGACCACCTGCCGCGCCGGTCGTGCCGGAGAAGCTGTGCGTGTGGGAAGGTAGTTCGTTCGTAGCCAGAGCGACCGTGTTTGCACCGCCCGTCGCACCGACAGCGTACGTGCTACCCGCACCGACGAGGAAGCGGTCGCGCAGGTCGGGCGTAGAGTTCGTGCCATCGCAAAGCAACCAGCCAGAAGGAATGGCTGCGGCGGAACCAGACCACATGACGATGACGCCCGTGGGAACAATGTCCCGCACGAAGGCAGTGGTAGCGATTTGTGTCGTGTCCGTGCTAACGGCGGCGGTCGGGGCAGTCGGCGTGCCGGTCAAGGCAGGAGATGCCTTGGGTGCAACGAGACTATCGAGCGTGTCCAGATTGGCGTTGAGCTTCGTACCCCACGTGTCCGTCGATGCACCGACTTCTGGCTTCGTGAGGTTGAAATTCGGGGTATAGGAGTCGGGCATCTCAGTTCACCTGTTGCCAGATTTCGCCCGCAGGCGAAGTGGTGGTCCAAATATCGGTCGAGGGGTTCTGGGTGGTCCAAGTGCCGGAAGAGGTGGCCGTGGTAGTCCAGATTTCCCCAGTAGGAGTTTGGGTCTGCCAGATCTCGGGAGTGGGTAGATCATCTTCCCAAAGCCTGCGCCCGTTGACGGACATGGCAGCAATGGCGTTGATCGTGGACTGGCCTAGATAAACGACTAAGCCGCTGGCCGAGAAGGACGAAGATCCGGTGATTGCCGCCGAGTCAATATACACGACGTTGGCTGTGGCAGCAACGCTGGACGCAGCCGCGATGTTCGCACCGCTGAGATAGATGACATGCCCGTCTGCCGTGAGGGCGGACAAGGCCGCGATGGCGGATTGGCCGAGGTAAACGATTTGCCCGGCGGACGTGACATTGGAGAACGCATTGCTCTCCGCCATGACATCCACGACACGCACGGCGTCGGCAGTGACATTGGACGCAGCCGGAACCGTGGCGGATGCTTCCACCACGGTATAAATCTGGAACGCATCTATGAGGAATGCGTCTGGCTGAAAGGCAACGTCCATTGCCATATTCGTTTATGACCCCCAGATGGGTTTTGGCTCATCCGGCCAAACAGGCGATGCGACAGGGTCAAGAGCGTACTGCCGGACAGCCGCCCTATACGTTTCAAATTCTGCTTTATTAGTTATGTTCACATCAGGCAGAACTGACCAATCCGTCTTAGTCAGACGCTTTTTTGCTTCGTTTTCGCAAACTGACAAAGCAGTTGAAACCTGCAACCGAGACACTTCCGCGTCAATCTCTTGCCGAGTAATGGCGCTATTACGAGGAACAGCCAAATCCTCTGACATAACATCACAACCAAGATTAAGAGGATCAAGGTTATGAATAGCTTGGATTTGGAATGAGAGTGTATTCTGCGTCATGGCACTCTAAACCCTAAGACCAGACAAGAACCTCTGTCGTTCCCATCAAATGCGTTCGCAGTTGTAACTCGGACGGTGTAAGTTCCTGCGTTCAAAGTGTATAAAACTACCCCAGTTGGAAATGCTTTATGGGAGTTAATCTCGTTTGCGTATTGGTTTATGCTATTGATGGTTCCAATACCATCAATAGAAAAATAGTTTAGCATTAGCCCAACCGTTGTATTTGTATAAGCTGAACTACTCCAAACAAACACGCACAGACTTTTTTCAGTAAGTGTGAAAGAGCCGCCGGTATTAAGAGAAGCATTATCTAGCGGCCTAGCAATCGTCATATTATCGCGCACAGCGCCAGTTGCTAGATCAAGCGCGCTAATAAGGCCTTTGTCATTTAAGACATCAGCAATGTTTACGGCTCTAGTCATTTACCCCTCCGTGGGAGGAACGGGCTGCGGGCGGTCTTTGGCCGGGACAACCCACTTTTCTGCAAAAGCAAGTTCCACCATCGCGTCCTTAGAGCTTGGGATTGGCGTGCCTGTTTCCAAGCATTTCTCGACACATATTTTCACAATGTCGTCGATTGCAATGCGGCAGCGTTCGTGGACAGCGTTGTCGATCCAGTCTTGCTGTGAGTAGGCCACGTAGCTGAGTGCTTTGTCTTCAGCGTCCGAGAGAGTTACGGTATAGTTCATAGTTATTCTCCGTTAGCCGATAAGATGACCAGAAAAACTGGAATAACTCAGGTCAATAGCAGACGTTACGTTGTAAGCGCCAAAATAGGTATCAACGTAATCATTTGCAGCGAGAGAAACGATAATCGTAGCTGCACCACGTGAGTATCCAGTGCTTGAATAACAGATTGCCATACTTGCGGCTTGCAAAGACCCGTTTACGCGAATTGCAAGATACGGGCCGCCATAAGCAGCACTGGCTGATGCGCTTGCATGGAATACATATCGACCAGCAATCGGCGCTGTAAATCGTCCTGTAGATGTAGAGTAACAGCTTCCTACATTTAAGAAGACACCTTGCCACAATACAACAAAGCCGCCACCAGCAGCCACACTGATGGGATTGATGTTGCCCGAATAAGGACCTGTGACACTGAATGCGGGTTGATTAGGCATCATAATACGGCCAGAGCCATCAACACTAAGTTGCCCAGAGCCTACATTCAGCCCACCAGACGGCAAAGCAAGCGCACCCGTCATCGTATCACCAGTGCGCTTCACAGCGTCACTGTACGTAATCATCGGGTAGCTAATGACCTCAACGGTATCGCCAACCGTACAAGCATTTGCGAGTACGATACTGGTGCCATTGGTCGCAGTGAAGTCAGCGGGGGCCAGCTTCACGCCGTTGCGATACACGTCAATCGCACTCACAACATAGTTCATCGTGAACGTGGTTTGACCAGCCGTTGCCGTGAAGACCGTGCGGTTGAACTGGTTGCCGGGAGTGAGAACAACCCAAGCGGTCCCGTTGTAAACGTAGGTAGGACCGCCAGAGATTGAATACGTCTGGCCCGTTGTGGGAGACGAAGGGAAATCAAATGCCATCATTCGCCTCCTATTGCTGCGAGTTTTTGCTCAAGGGTTTCGATCCGGCTAATTGCTTCCTGTAAGGCAGCAGTGAGAAGCGGGACGAGTT